TTGTATTGCGATTGCTTAAAACAAGAAAAAATCAATTCGTCAGTCAATCCATGGCTGCCGAAGGTGTTGAGCCTTCTGCCCCGGCAAAGCCATTGAGCGGTGTAGTTGATTTTGGGAGCCTTAAATAATGGATGTTCGTCTACCAGATGGAACAATTATCAGAGGTGTGCCTGATGGCATGAGCAAGGCTGACTTGACGGCCAAGCTACAGGCCAACGGGTACGATGTGAGCAAACTAGCTCAGGAAGCCGCACCATCCGAAGGCATTCCCCAACAGCGTCAGGCTGCGCCTATGGCTGCTCCGCCGCAAGAGCAATCATTCCTCAGCCAAGTTGGTCAGGGCATGAAAGACGTTTATGGCGGTGCTATCAGAGGTGCTGGCTCAATTGGCGCGACGCTTATTAGGCCGTTTGAATCTGCTGAAGAAAACGCACAACGTCGTCAGGCAATGGATGACTTCATGCGCGACGTTGTGGGCGCAAATCCTGAATCATTTGGCTACCAAGGCGGCAAGATTGCCGGGGAAGTTGCAGGCACAGGCGGCATCGGCCCAGGTTCTGCCAAAATACTTGGCGGCGAAGTTGGGGCAAAGGCTATGCCTTTTGTAATTAATGCACTTAATAAAGTAGGAGGCGCAAGAGTCCCACCGGCATTGATAAATGCATTAAATACCATTGGCGGAGCAAAAGCGTCCCCTGAAATAGTCAACGCATTTAGAACTGGCGGCTTTGGCGCTGGAAACTTCATTCCAAAGGTTACGGCTGGCGCGGTAACTGGTGGGGCAACGGCTGGACTTATCAACCCTGAAGATGCAACTACAGGCGCTGGCATTGGCGCGGCTTTGCCAGCGGGTGGTAAGGCAGTCCCAGCTATTGCCAAGGCAGTGGCACCGACGACTGTTCAGGAGGCATTTACTGCTGGCAAAGACAAGGCAGTCTCGTTTTTGGACAATCTTCGCAAGAAGGTTCCTCAAGAAGAAGTGTTAAACACGGTTAAGCAAGGATTGTCTAAGATTCAATTGGACAACTCAGCGGCTTATGTCAATGCTAAAGCCGGATGGGCGGCAGATCCAACGCCATTGGATTTTTCAAAGATCGACCAAGCCGTGAAGAAGATTGATGATTCAATGAGCCACGCTGGCAAGTCAATCATTGGATCTGATGAGCAAAAAGTCATCCAAGAGGCCAAAAGCGCAATTGACGAATGGAAAGTAGACCATCCCGTCCCAACGGCTGTAGATCTTGACGCGCTCAAAAGAAGGCTGAACAACGTCTATCCTCAAAGCAAAGATCAAAAGCAGGCGCAACGTGCAATAGCCGGAATGGTTGATTCTGTCAAAAGTACCATTACTGATAGTGTGCCTGGTTATGCTGAGGCTATGAAGTTTTATGACACTCAGATGGACATGATTAGAGAGATTGATAGGGCCCTTGGCGCTGGTGACAAAGTTTCAAAAGAAACTGCACTCAACAAGATCATGCAGACTTTGAAATCAACTCCAGCCGGAGAATACAAGCAATCATTGCTTGGCCAATTGGAAGCGCAAGGCGGCGTAAACGTCCGTCCTGCAATCGCAGGTCAATTGCTGTCCGATATTGCGCCAAGGTCATTAACTGGCCGAGGTGTTCTGGGGGCTGGGGGTTTTGCAGCCATGAGCAATCCAGCTTTTATCCCAGCACTTGCCCTGACCTCACCTCGTGTTATGGGTGAAGCTGCGTATGGTGCAGGTAGGGTGGCAAACGCAATGGCACCTATGGCTCGCAACGCGATACCATTGCAGCAAATTATGTTAAACGCCCTTCGTCAAAACAATCAACCCGGCCAGCAGTGAGGATGTAAATGGACACTCAAGTTTTATTCAATATCGCAGTCTCCACCGCGGGGTTCTTTGGTGGTTGGACATTGAACAACATTTACCGGTCTATTGAGAAGCTGGACAAAGACGTGCGAGCCATGCCTCACACCTATGTAGCCAAGACGGACTACAAGGAAGACGTTTCAGAGATCAAAGGTATGCTGACCAAGATCTTTGACAAGCTGGAACACAAGGTAGACAAAACATGAACTTTGATGCTGCTTTTGTTAGGCTAATCGGCCATGAAGGTGGCGTATCAAACAATCCCAACGATGGGGGCGGCCTGACAAAGTACGGCATCAGCAAACGTGCCTACCCTGGCGAGGACATCATTAACCTTAGCCTAGACCGTGCAAAACGGATTTACCACCAAGACTACTGGGGTCCAGCAGGTTGCGATACGGTGCCGGATGCGATCAAGTTTGATCTGTTTGACATGGCTGTGAATTCAGGCGTAAAAACGGCCATCAAGACATTGCAGAAAGCTGTTGGCCAATTTGAGGATGGCATACTTGGCCCCAAGACACTTCAAGCAGTCCAGTCCATGCCTGGCCCGCGCCTTGTGGCTCGGTTTAACGGTTCTCGATTGATGTTTATGACTGACCTCAACGTGTGGCCTACCTTCGGCAAGGGCTGGGCACGGCGCATTGCTTCCAACCTACTGGAGTCTTAAATGGCACTCGATCCTATTTCTGCATTGCTTGAGATCGGCGGCAAAGTCATTGACCGGGTTTGGGCAGACCCGATTCAGGCATCAGCGGCGCGGCTTGAGCTTATTAAGATTCAGCAAAGTGGGGAGCTGGCTCAGATCGTCGGCCAAATGGACATCAACAAAGCAGAAGCCGCCAATCCGCATTTGTTCGTTGCAGGATGGCGGCCATTCATTGGCTGGGTTTGCGGTTCTGGCTTTGCCGTTCAGTTTGTTATCGGACCACTCGGGGAATGGATAACAAACATTGCGGGGCATCCTGTCAAGTTCCCGCAGATGGACCTTGGAACAATGATGCCTCTGCTTTTCGGCATGCTCGGCTTGGGAGCATACCGCACAGCCGAAAAGATCCAGGGCGTTACTAAGTAGAAACCAAATTGACCACCATTAGGGTGGCCATCACAACCAAAATCACTAGGACAGAAGTCGGAAGATTGAAACATCCTCCGTCTTCTTTGCGTCTGCCATACTTTCTCCGCTCGGTCATTTTTTAGCCTCTAATCGGTTGGCTACCAATGTTGCATAGCCTGCAATGTCAACCCAGGAATCCGCGTAATCTGGGTCTCCGTTAATGATCCTGGCGATCTTGTGAAAGATCATATCCAGGGCCTCAAGTTGATCTTCTGACAGCCTTTTGTCTCTGTAGGACAACTCAAATCTTGCCATTTGTTTGAGCCGTTGGCTTACCTGAGCATGGCCCGCAAATTCTCCATATCTAGCGCCACGTTCGTTTAGAGTTTCGTCAATATTCATTTGATTGCCTTCACAATTTCTTCACGTTCCCGGTTCATCCGCAGCATTGTGTAGCGCTGGTGAAGCCTCCAGACGATTGAAAGTCTGGGAAACTCCGCTTTGCATTCGTCTTCCAGCATCTTAAGAACCGTCTTTTCATCCAGGTCGGACAAGATCTTCTGAAGACCCCGCCATGTCACTTCTTTCATGCTGCTAATCTTTCTTTGACTGTCTTGGCCAAATCCCAAATGCTGCTGACCCGCATCAGCTTGCTTTGCGTGTAACGTGCGCGATTTTCTTTTCTTCGTACACACATCAGCGGTTTTGGTTTGTCAATACCAGCGCCAACATTGTAAATTGGCCTGATGTACCGCCTAGTTCCCTCTGAGTCCTCTGTCCAGCCGCAGATGTGAATTCTTTTTCTTCTTTTTGGGGACTTCTTCATTAAACGGGAAATAATTGATCCTGATTTGTCTTTTTCTACTCCTATGTGCCTGCACAACTCCAAGCAAGTCATAGGCCCAAAGTTCATCAAAGCTTCAACCATCTCTTTTGCAATCGGTCGTCTTTTCATTTGATTGTGTCCAAAACTTCATCACATTCTTGGGCTTCGTCAAAAAACTTCTGAGCATGTACCCAGAGCCCGGCGTTTTGACTAAGGTTGTTTGTCTCTTGGCTGATGTCCAAGAGCAACTCAATCAGGGCATCAATTCTGCATGCCCTGATTTCCCTCACGTCAGATGAATCCATACCTGACATGATTTCTTTCATTCCATCTTCTCCACGGCGGCCTCTACAGCGGAGTTACGAGCGCGTAACAACTCAAGCCCAAGTTCTTCAAGAGTCATTTTTCCATTCTCGTAATCTTGGCAATACTCAATCAAGTTATCAGCATACGGCTCAAGTGACTCGCCATTTAGTTCATCTTTGGCGATTTCATGGCGACGGTCCATTTCTTCCTCCTTGGAGTAGTGGGCATTGAGTTCAGCGTCATTGAAACAGATCATTTGGGGCTCCGGGTGTCTGTGTTGCGATGTGTGTACTGTAAGGCAATCCTTTGCAGCCGTCAAGAAGTTTGTTGCAAAGGTTGAAAAAGAACGTCGTGTTCTTTGCCTTTGCCGTCTAACAAGTCACGAATCCGGGCTTCTGTGATTCGGTGGCAGTGAAGCATCGTTCGAGCTGGCAGCACCTTGAGAGCCTCGGAGTAGTCTTCCAGAACAGCACGAATTGATGCAATTCCGTAACCTGTGAGCCTCAGCACTTTGTGCGTTTTATATCGATCACCAGCAGAGGCCAAAGCCTCTATGGCATCTTCCAACAACCCGGAGCTATCTTGACAAACACCGAGTTCTGTCAGCGTCTCCATCATGTTCACAGCATCTGAGCAAGCAATCCAGTCTTGAAATGTTGGATTCTCATCTTGCTCCAATGACCGCAAACCTTCGTACATCTTCAATAGTTGCCATTGCTGCTTCTCGGCTGAGATTGGATCTGTTGCGCTGGCCAACAGAGCGTCCCAGTGTGAGTAAGTAGATCGACCTTGCCTATGTTTCCTCATTGTTTACACCTCTGATTTGATTTTTTGCGTCTTCTGCGCCTTTGCATATAAAAACCTTGTGACCCATGCCCTGTAGATATAAAGCCCAATCTTTTTGCTCTTGGCTGACTGTCCCACCTTTTTGGCGCTTCATCTCAATCCAAGTCTTCCAGGCTGGGATGAACAGATCGGGCACCCCTGAACATACGCCCTCAGCCTTTAGCCTAGCGGCTGTTGAAATGCTTCTGGCGCCACCGTTGGGAATAGCAAGGATACGAACCCCGTGATATGTCTGCCTGAACCATTTCACAAGCTCGCGCTGCTCAAAGTGTTCTGTTGGGGTGTCATTCTTCGCCATTGATTGCTTTCTGTATGCGCTCCATTTTCATCTGGAGATCCACAAGTTGATAAAGAGTAGATCGGTAGCCTTCCCAAGCTTGCTCTGCTCGTTGTCGTTCGGCCTCTAACAATCGAGACATGCGCTCAAATTGGAGCTGCTCTTTTTTGTTCAAAATGGAATCACCTCCAACCATACATCGCAGGCGTTCTCGGTGCCCAAGAACTCAACCGGCGGCTCTGCGTCAAACTTCTCACACTTGCCGTTCTCGTCGTAGTAATCGCAGCTATGGCAACATTTGGGCGGTCCGCCACGCTTTTTCTCTAAGTAATGCTGCCAATCAATAAGAAACTGGGGCGCTTTCGGTCTCATGCCATTCTCTCCGTAGTATTTTGAAGAACTTGCCTTCCCGCTTGTACTCAATCAGCCGAGGCGGTTGGGAATCCCGCATCGATGACACTGCCTCATCCAAGCCCACCGGCTTGCTATCCACCCCAGCACTCTTCGCCATCGTGACAAACAGCATGGCGGCTTTCTGGCCTGCGTAGCCCTCGTGCATGACTGGCAGATACTCAGTCACCGTTGGCTCGCTCAAGCCTCCGTAGTACGTCACAGCCAGCATTTCCTTACCGCTGGCCTTGCTCGTATGCTTGCGCCATGCCCAAGCCCGTACATTCATCTCCAGCCCCTGCACCCCCATGATGTCGTCCAGGTGCAATGTCAGGTCTTTCTTAACTGGCGCAGGGAATGGATTCCCGCAGGCCGGGCACTTTTGAGCTGAGATAGCGCACAGCTCGTTGCATACATCACAGATCTTGACTGGCGGTTCACCATTGCCTGAACCGGCTTTCTTCGGTGGCTGCACGTTTGTGATGGGGCCATGCGTACTGACTACCCCGGCAAAGTCCAGTACTAGGCAATGATCGGTGTGGCTTTTTGGGCGAAGACCTCGGCCCGCCATCTGAACGTAGAGACTGGCGCTCATAGTCGGGCGCAGCATTGCGATTAGATCAATGTCCGGATAATCAAAGCCTGTCGTAAGTACATTTGCGTTTGTCAATGCTTTGATATGGCCTGCTTTGTAGAGCCTGAGTAGCCTTTCACGCTCCGCTTTCGGCGTATCCCCTGTCACACACTCCGCAACGATGCCGTTTGCATTGAGTTCATCAGCCACAGCCTCGGCGTGTTTCACACCAGCACAGAAGAACAACCACGCCTTACGATCGCCAGCCAAACGCAATACCTCTTGGACGGCGGCAACGTTGTTGGCATCAGTATTAACCGCGGCTTGCAGCTCTGACTCAATGTACTCGCCCCCTCTCTTGTGTACGCCAGCAACATCTAGCTGCGACGTGGTGATTTTGGAGCGTAATTTCGACAGGTGGCCTTTGCGGATCAGCTCCTCGATGCTGACCGGCTCAATCAGATCATCAAACAAGGCGGGTTTGTCAGTGATAAGGCCATGCCCTAGACGGTAGGGCGTGGCTGTAAGGCCCACAACCCGCATTGCCGGGTTGATCTCATGCAGCTCGGCCAGCAGAGCCCTATAGCCTCCCTCTTCTTTATGATTCACTAAGTGGCATTCATCAATAATCACCAGGTCGATGTGCCCCAGCAGCTTCGACTTGGTGCGTACTGACTGAATCCCGGCGAAAGTAATGGGCTCGCCGAGTTGCTTTTTGCCGATGCTTGCGCTATAAATACCCATTGGCGCACCCGGCCAATGGAGTCTCATTTTCTCCGCGTTTTGCTCAATCAGCTCCTTGACGTGAGTAAGCATCAGAACCCGGGTCTCCGGCCACTGCTGCAAAGCATCTTTGCACAGCGCAGCGACGATATGGCTTTTGCCAGATCCAGTCGGCAAAACAATGCACGGATTGCCTTCGTTGCCTGCCTCAAACCAAGCGTAAAGTTGCTCAACGGTGCGCTGTTGGTAGTCACGGAGCATCATCCCGTCACCCTCGCAGTAGACCACTGAGCCCGAATCTCATCCACCTCAGCATTTCCACAGGCATCGGCATTGGCCAGCAGCTCCTTGCTGGAGTACACGCCATCCCCTGGCGCACCATTGGCAATTGGCTTGCCTTTGACTATGTAGACGGCTTGCCACTCACTGGCGCTCTCCCTGCGCTCCCAAGGCACCATGTCAGGGTGCAGAACATGGCTCTCACATCCTTCACGCTGTGCCTCAACAGGAATCAAGTCATCCCACCGGGCACAATGCCACGTTGAATCGGGCAGAGCAGAGGCATGGGCACAAGTGCGGCAGTTCACTTCCTTCGTAAGTTTTGACTTGTGGCAAAACTCATGCGCAGGGCAGAATTTGCACTCGTACCAAGTCGGATTGGTGCTGATCGGCTCTGGCATCCGATCCGACTGGGTAATCCTATGACCACGCTCCACCAGCTTCTGCGCTGCTGGCAGATCCAGGCGCACTCGCTCTGTATAGATACGATCGTCATCCTTGCAGACTGCTACATACAGCGCACGGTTCAGCTCAGTGCCAAGCATGTATAGCTGCATCTGAGCCCAGTGCATCGGCTTGGCCTCTTTAACACCCTTCGCTTTTACTTCGTTGAACGACTTCAGGGAGTGCGTTTTGAACTCAGCAACGTGATGCGTCTTGACAGCGCCCGGTACGCCCGCCTCAATCCGAGCATCAATAGACCCACTGACATGGCACCCAAAGTCAACCCGGCTCTGACCCGATGAGGGAGTCCGAACATCAAGGCCAATAGCCCGAAGATCATTGATAATTTGCTGTTCTTCATTTTGGCCCCTACGGAAAAGCCGCAACATGCGGCCTGAAAACTTCTCAACTACGGCCCAACGGAACGACAGCCACAGCCACCGATCACATGGATGGCCAAGCATTGAGGCACCCAGATGGGGCCGGGGCGGCTCTTGTTGTTCTTCGTGATGTTGGTCAATTAGCTGCTGTATCTGGTCAAGCTCAGGTATTTGCATATAATGGCCTCGGTCTCCTTG